CACCGCTCCCACGCAGTCTGTGTGTGACTAAAAATCACATTAATTATCCCTATAAAATACTGTTAAAGCAATGCTTAAACACAAAAAACATTATGAATATATCCTTAACATCCAATCACTTGAATGGTTCACCATTCTAGATGAAACAAACAAAAACTTGATTAGCTCATTTCTATCTAACTTAGATCCGCTAACGTATTATATGTTAGAGGGTAGGTTCATCAAGTCTACAAAAAAGATCAAAAATCAAGCTAAGGATTTACCTAACTCGCCAGTACTTGATAAACTCTTTGAACAGCTTTCGTATACTAAGGCAACTAAAAAGAAAGGCCGGACAATAAATCTGTTAGATGTTATAAAAGGTTATAAATTATTAGAGCAACAACTATATCATTCAGGGAAGATAGACGGTAATGCGTTTGAAGATCTGGATATAGGCGACTACAAAGAATGTCTAGTAAAGGCCTCAGATAGTATTACAACACTGTTCATATGCATCCGAAATACTTCGGGAATACAAGCGAGAGCAATGCTTTCAATTATACATACCGGAGTATGCATTTATAGACAGTTCAGCGTAAAAGCTAAAACAGACTCTTCAACCATAACCGGAAGGTATTCCGGCTCAATGACGATAGAGGAAGCTATTAATACTTATTTCACCAACGATAATATCGACAGATTTATCAATAAATTCCTAGATAAATCAAAACTCACTAACTTTGACGAATTATTCATTTATTCGGGAAATGCGTCTTCTCCCAATTCCGGCCACTCAAATGTTAATTACTTAGCAGACGCAGCTGGATTGTATAAAGATAAGCTACTCTTTCTTGCTGTTTGTAATCTAGCAGAATGCTTTAAAAATGGCTACAACTTAGTCAATATTGTAGAAATTCTCATTGCTAACATAGCTGATGATGAACAATACTGTAAAGATAAAGAACATTCCAGACTAGTTACATTCACAGCCCCGGGTGGAAAGTCGAGAATAATCGCCGTTGCTGACTGGATTACACAAACAGCACTAAGTGCTATTCATAAAACACAATTTCAGTTATTGCGACTTATACCTGCAGATAGAACATTTGATCATAAAAGTGGACTAGACATCTATGACCCGAATGCTGAAAGCTACATTTCTGTAGATTTATCTGCAGCAACTGATAGATTACCA